AGTATTGGGCGTCGTGACGGGCGCGGACCCGACGAAGCGGCTGGGCAAGTGGGCGCCCGGCTGGCGGCGGCGGTGCGAGCTGGTCCAGGCCCAGCAGGGTTACCACGACCACGCGGCCGAGACCCGGCTCGGCGAGCTGGAGCTCGACCCGGTGTACGAGGCCAAGTGCCTCCCGTTCCTGCGGCCGGGTGACCTGCTCTGGGTAGTGGGGCGCCGCGAGACAGCCGCTACCGGCGGTGCGGGCGGCCCGATGCCTGATTGGGCCTGCGGCGACTCCGCGGCCTGGGTCGGCCAGCTGGCGCCTGACAGCGTGGACCTGATCTTCACGTGCCCGCCGTATTACGACCTGGAGCGGTACTCCGACGACCCGGCCGACCTGTCGGCGATGAGCCCCGGCGCGTTCGACGCGGCGTTCGCTGCGATCCTGGCGGGGGCGGCCAAGGCCCTGCGGCCCGACCGCTTCGCCGTGGTCGTGACGGGCGATACGCGGGACAAGCGGACGGGCTACCTGCGCGACTTGCGGGCCGCGACCGTCCAGGCCGCCGAGGCCGCCGGGCTGGGCTTCGCGTCGGGCGCGGTGCTGCTGACCGCGATCGGGAGCCTGCCGTTCGCTGCGGCCCGCGTGTTCACGGGCACGCGGGGCCTCCTGCGCGCCCACCAGGACGTGCTGGTGTTCGTCAAGGGCGACCGGCAGGCGGCGGCCAGGGCGTGCGGCGACGTGGTTGTCGAGCTGCCGCCCGAGCCCGCGGCGCCGGTCTGGTGACGCCGATTTTTGCCGTACTTACGCCCCGTGTACGGATGTAGATCCGTACAGACCGCCGCAGCCCCCGGCCAGCTGGTCCGGGGGCTGCGGTGCGGGGGGCGGGCTAGGCGTCGCTGACCTGCTGGGCGTCGGCCCAGCTGGCGGCCAGGTGCCGGATGATCGCGGCCATCCTGCGGGCGTCGGCCCGCCAGGTCGCGCGGCGTGCCCGCCGCCGGGCGCTGACCGCTACCGCGAGGGTCAGCAGCTCGGCGACGAGCGGGTCGGGGTCGGTCACGTGGCGGCCCCGACGTGCCAGAACGCCGGTTCGAGGTTCGGCTCGCGGTAGAGCCCGGTGTCGACGTAGTCCGGTAGGTGCTGGGCCAGGTGCTCCAGGGCGGTGGCGTGGTCGGCCGGGGTGGCCCCGAAATCGTGGCGCCGCGCGTAGGTGGCCAGCCCGGCCGGGGTCACGGCAAACGCGACCGTGACCGTGAGCCGGTGCGCGGCCGGTAGCTGCGCGTCGGCGGCGGTGATGGCGCGGCGCCGCTCGGCGGCCTCGCGCTTGTCGGCGGCCAGGGCCAGGTCGCGCAGCGTGGCGTCCCGCCTGGTAAACCAGGCGTCCCGTTCCTCGGGGGACATGGCGGCGAGCATGGCGTCTAGCTGGTCGGCGAACCGCGCTCGGGCGCGCTCGCGGTCCTGCGGGGTGAGCATGGGTGGTTCCTTCCAGATGGTTCAGCCCCCGGCCCGGTCGGGGCGCGGGGGCTGGCGGGTGGGTTACTTGGCGGCCTTCGGCGCGCGGTCGGCGTCCACGATGGTGGCGCCTGCGGCGGTCAGCTTCTCCAGGCCCTTCACGGCGGCGAGCATGTACTCGCGCACGGCGGTCCTCACGGCCTGCGGGCCGTCCGCGGCCGGGGCCGCGGTCAGGGTCTCGGCCATTGCCTTGGCCTGCTCCTCGGCGATGCCAGCGGCAACGAGGCCCTTAACAACGGTCTCGGTGTCCACGGCGGCCGGGGCGTCCACGGTCCACTTCGCGGGGTCAATCTGCACGAGCAGGTTGAGGCGCACGGGGATGGTGGTCTTCTTGGCCTGGGCGGGGGTGTTGGCGGGCATTTCGGTGGTTCCTTCCGGTTCGCGGGGCCTCCTGGCCCCTTCGGCTGGCCCCGTTTGAGCCAACCACTACATGTAACAAGTGCATCACGGGTGTTATGCCGCATCACCAGTGAATCATCGACTATTCTTTTCTCACTGGCCCCGCGGCCCGCGCGCCCCGGTTTGGGTGGTTCCTTCCGGGCGTGACGGCGCGGGGCCAGCCTGCCATCATCGACGGTATGGCGGCGGCCGGGTCTGACCGGCGAAGTTTCCCGATTTGCGGGCGGGTGTTCGACGGCCTGGAATGCAGGCGGCGCGGCGAGCACCTCTGCGAGCCGCGCGCCCGGCAAGCCGTCGCGTTCTTTACCGAGCTGCTGGTCCACACGAAAGGCGACTGGGCGCGGCGCCCCTTCATCCCCGCCGAGTGGGAGGCCAAGGAGGTAATCCGGCCGCTGCTCGGCACCGTGGAGTGGGAACCGGGCTGGCACCGCTACGTCCGCCGATACCGCGAGCTGTACCTCTCGACCGGCCGCAAGAACGGCAAGACCGAGCTGATAGCCGGGCTCATGCTGTTCATGCTCTGCGGCGACGACGAGGAAGCCGCCGAGGTCTACGGGCTGGCGCTGGACAAGGACCAGGCCGGCCTCGCGTGGAGCGCCGCGGCGCGGATGGTCGCGCTGTCACCCGTGCTGGCCCGGCGGCTGTTCGTAGCCCGGTCGGCCGGGCGGATCGCCGATGAGCGCACCGCGTCGTTCTTCACGGTCATAGCGGGGGACGCGGCCGGGGCGCTGGGCATCGGCCCGCACGCGGCCTACATTGACGAGCTGCTGACCCAGCCCGACCGGGAGCTGTACGACGCGCTCCGTACCGGGTTCGGCGCCCGCAGCCAGCCGCTCCTGGTGCTGGCCACCACCGCCGACAACGACCCGTCCGGGTTCGCCGCATCCGAGCGCAGCTGGTCCGAGAAAGTGATCGAAGACCCCGAGCTGGACCACGCCCGGCTCGTCGTGCTGTACGCGGCGCCCAAGGATGCCGACTGGCGGGAACCGGCGACGTGGGCGCTGGCCAACCCGGCCCTCGGGGACTACCTGGACCCGCGCATCCTGGCCGACGAGTGCCGCAAGGCGCAGGCCAACCCGGCCGCGCAGCGGTCATTCGAGCAGTACCGGCTGAACCGCCAGGGCGCAGCTGCGGGCCGCGCCGTGGACCTGGCGACGTGGGACCACGCCCCGGCCCAGCTGGGCCAGCTGGCCGGGCGCACGTGCTACGCGGGCCTCGACCTGGCCTCGACCATCGACCTGGCGTCCTACGTGCTGGACTTCCCCGATGGGGAGGGCGGGCATGACGCGCTCTACCGGGTCTTCGCGCCCGAGGCGCAGCTGCCCGCCCTGGACCGCCGCACGGGCGGCAAGGCGACCGCGTGGCGGGCGGCCGGGCTGCTGACCGTGACCGAGGGCGACGTGATCGACTACGACGCCATCAAGGTGGCGCTCCGCGCCGACGCCGAAGCCTACGACCTGCGCGAGGTCGCGTTCGACCGCTGGGGCGCCACCCAGCTGTCTTCCGAGCTGCTGGAGGAAGGCTTCCCGCTGATCCAGACCGGCCAGGGTTTCGGCTCCATGAGCGGGCCGACGAAGGAGTTCCTGCGGCTCATCGCGGCCGGGCTGTACCGCCACGGGGCCAACCCGGTGGCCCGGTGGCAGGCCGGGAACCTGATCGTCCGCTCGGACCCGAGCGGGAACCTGAAGCCCGATAAGGCGAAATCAGCTGACAAGATCGACAGCATGGTAGCGGGCATCATGGCGCTGGACAGGGCGCTGCGGCACGCCGACGCGCAGAGGGATTACGCGGCGGCCGGGTTCTAGGCAAGCCGAAAGGAGACAGGCGATGACGGAGATAGACGACCTGCGGGAAGCCGGGGCGCGCAAGCTCGACGGGCAGGCCCAGCGCGCCCGCCGCTATCAGGAGTATTACGACTGCGAGGCGGGCATCGTCGCGCTGCTCGACACCGAGGAACGGCAGACCTTCCGCACGTTCCTGCGCGAGAGCGGCGCCAACTTCTGCGAGCTGATCGTCAACGCCGTCGCCGAGCGGCTGACCGTGACCGGGTTCCGGTTCGCGGGCGCCGACGCGGACGCCTGGGCGATATGGCAGGCCAGCCACATGGACGCCGACAGCCAGCTGGCGCAGATCGACGCCCTGATCACCGGCTCGGGGTTCGTGCTGGTGCAGCCCGACGACGACAACCCGACCGGCGTCGAGATGACCGTGGAGTCGCCGCTGGAGGCGTGCGTGCTGTACGAGCCGGGCAGCCGCCGCCGCCGCGCGGCCGGGTATAAGCGCTACACCGACGACGCGGGACAGACCCATACCGAGGTGCTGATCACGCCCGACCAGATCATCACGTGGCTGCCCCGCACGGGGCCGGGCGGCCCGCTGGTCGAGGAAAACCCGGCCGGTGAGGTCGGCCTGGTCGAGCTGCGCCCGCAGCCGCAGACATCCCGGCCGCCGCGGTCGGAACTGGCATCGGCGATCAGCATTCAGGACCGAATCCACACGACGATATTCAACAGGCTGGTCGCCACCGATTACGGGGCATTCAGGCAGATTTGGGCGACCGGAATTAAGGTGGCCCAGCAGGTGATAAAGGGCGAGAATGGCGACACGGTGCGGGTCGTGCGCCCATTCGATATCGGCGCCAATCGCCTATTGACGAATGAGAACCCGGACGGCCATTTCGGGCACTTCCCCGAGTCCGGGCTGAAAGGCTACCTGGATAGCGTGGAGCAGGACGCCAACCACCTGGCGGCCATCTCGCAGACCCCGCCGCACTACTTGCTCGCCACGGTCGCCAACCTGTCGGCCGACGCCATCAAGGCCGCCGAGGCCGGGCTGGTCAGTAAGACGAGCCGCCGCCAGCTGTTCCTCGGCGAGGACTACGAGGACGCTATGCGGATCGGGCTGCGCATCACCGGCAACCCGGCCGCCGCCGACGTGGAGGCCGAAGTGCTCTGGCGCGACCCGGAAACCCGGAGCCTGGGCCAGCTGGTCGATAGCCTGGTCAAGATGCGCACCCTCGGCGTGCCGCTCGAAGTGCTCTGGGAGCGGTACGGCGCCAGCCCGCAGGAAATCAAGCGGTGGCTCGCGCTGGCCGCCGCTGAGCGCGCCGCGGCCCCGGCCCCGGCACCGGAAGGAGTGCCCGCATGACAAGCCCACCGCCCCCGGCCCCGCCCGCACCGCAGCCCCCGGCGCCCCCGGCCCCGCCCGGCCCGCCAGCTGGCGGCCCGCAGCCCCCGGCGCCCCCGGCGCCCCCGGCCCCGCCAGCTGGGCCAGAGCTGGAGGCCGCGCTGGCCGCCGAGCGGCAGCGGTCCCGCGACCTGGAGGCCCGGCTCGCCAAGATCGAGCAAGCCAGCATGACCGAGCAGGAAAAGGCGGTGGCCAAGGCCAAGGAGGAAGGCCGCGCCGAGGCCGCGGCCGAGCACGCGCGGCAGCTGGCCGCCGCGGAGTTCCGGGCGCAGGCCACCAGCCGCCTGGCCGACCC